CCTTAGGCATATTGAATTTGCGATATAGTCCCGCAATTCTTGTAGCCATGTTATCTCTATTGCCATGTCTAACTCCTGTCCGTAACGCCTCTGCAATGTCGTCAGATGTTCCTGCGACATGATCATACGCTTCTTGCTCCGCCTTCTTCCTGTTCCATAAAACTTCTGGCGGGTCTACCCATTCGAGTAGTTCAGATTTTCTTCCGAACCTGTAGGACTTGCCGTTTATTATGCTCGGTGGAGCAACGACATAACCTCCATCATTCCTGATGTCTACGTGTTCCAGAAAACCTGCACCCTGTTTCAGTACATCACTGTACTTATACCAGTAGTGATATCCGTTAGGACTATGTACCGCAGTAGTTGGAGTAGGGGGTTGTATACCCGCACTCCTCATTGCGTCTACTCCTGCCGAACCATCTACATCGAGTACAGTGATTCCTGAAATCTTGCCCGTAACTATCCCAACGTTTGCGTTAGGTGTCTCGGCCCAGTATTCTTTTACGTCTCCGACTGTAAGTTTGTTTGTTTGTAACTCTTTCCAAGACGTCAGTAATGGTCTCTTGTCATCGGGGCGTAGAGGAATAACAGATAAGCCTTGATTGATATACTCAATCGCCGCATCTAATATTGCGCTCATGTATTACTCCCCGAATGTGCTTATAATTTTTTCCAGTTGTACTACCGAGTAATCTCGTAACTCCTGATCGAAGTCGTTCCCGAGTTTATCTTTGAGTACAGTGCGCCAAGCGCTTTTGTTTTGTTCAGCCGTCAGCATGGTTTCGTTAGCGTCTTTCTGCACCTGCTTTGTCAAGTCCAGATACTCTTTACACGCTTGTTTCCAATCGGGCATAGAAAAGTCAGGGTGCTCGGCCACGTAATGTATGTACGAAAGAGGCGCCTGCTTTAACGTAGTCCCTTTGTGCTTACCGAAATTAAATTCCGTCTCGTGTAATGAGGCACTGTCAGAGGCGATAGGTTTAAGCTGTTCTTTCGGTGTGTATTTTTTTGCTTGTGGCTTTGCGTCGAAGGTATTCTCTGTACCAAAGACCTCTTCTGCGGGTGTTGGTTGTAGCCCTGCCTCTATAGCTACGTGAGAATAACCTACCCTGTAGGCCTTTCCTACTGCTCTTGTTTCTGCCATCGACATGATTGCGTATTCATCTTGGTTACGCCACATCTTTTCAAGGTTAGAACAGAGCGCTATCCCACGTCCATGCAGTATGTTTCTGCCGTCAATCGATCTCAACACCACCGACGCAATGTATTTTATTTCTTCGTCAGTCTGTGTCTCTTCTACCCTATGTACGTCCTCAACTAATGGCTTCACGTTAAGCATTGCACCTAGACGATTCCACCATTCTACTTTCGGATACTGTTTCCCGTGTATCCCTTGAACATACTTGTCGTTCATGTACTTGCTCATTGCTTGGGCAAGTTCTTTTGCGTCTACGGGTTCTATGTCGGCAGGTTTACCTGCTTTTGTAATCGCTTCCATAGTTTCGTCGTACACATTAGAAATGTCATTTATTTCTTCCATGTTATTTTATTCTCCACTTGTGTGCTCATTGCAGAAGTCAATGCTTTCGCAAGCCTTCCGCCTTGTTTGATTAAGTTATTCAACTTGGTCTTACTGTACTTATTTCTCGGTGGTTGTGGCTTGTTCTCAAGTTGCTTTATCTGCTCCTCGCTCCAGCCACCAACTTCCATTAGTACCCCGTGTACTTGATCTTCATACCAATAGGATACTTCCTTATTGACGATCAAACATTTATCTGTGTCCCTGCGTTGAACCGACAGTTCCTCAGATACACCACGCAAGATTTTTTCTATCTCACGTAGCCCATCTCTGTGTAGTATGTATTGTTTGTAATATCTACTACCCAGTTCGACGAGTTGCTCAAGGCTCTGCTCGTCAGGGGTGAAGGTTATGATTTCTCCCGTTACCTTATCTGTAAATTCTATTTTACCAGAATCCATGTGAATTATCTCCTCTTTCTTGTGTGAATTTATTCATCTTTTATACAATCGCTAATGTCTATTTCGTGGTCATAACAATCTGATACAAGTTGTTCCGTAGTCATCCCTTCGTCTTCTAAGTTCTCTCTTACTATGTCTTCAACGCATGGTGTACCATACTCTAAACTACATATTTGTATCCTATCTATTTTCTCTGAACATGAGAGGTCAACAAGTTTTTTCATGTTGTCAGCCACCCAGTTATCTATTGCATAGCAAACGTATTCGGGTGAGTAGTCAGCAGACCACCATCCAGAATCCTCTACCATCTTTGCTATCACCTTTCCTCTATCGTATATACTCATTAGTTGTTCTCCTTTACTAATTCTTCATACTTTAATTTTTCAAATTCTTTTATATCTTCTTTACTAATAGATTTTTTCAAGAATTTTTTATGTTTTATTCCTAATGCTTTTCCTTTTAAGTTTGTAATTTTTCCATACAAAACATCGTCATAATCTATTTTTCTTTTATTCGTTTGACTTCCTTCTATCATGTTTTGAATTAAAAATAGTTTAGATGTTATAGGAACACTTGCGTTAAATTTTCGATTCGATGAATATTTCCATGTATCCCTATATAACTTTTCTTCTTTTTGTATATCTCTATACAATGAAGGTATTAAGTCATCGCTATCAGGTAATTTACCAAATAACTTATTTATTAATTTTTCCTGTTTAGATGTAATCATCTTTTAATTTCTCCCTATTTACTCTTTATGCGCATTTGCGTATAGTTTTTTAGGTGCACTATCAGGAAAGTAAAAGAACAGTGCGCTACATAGCCACCCTTTTCTTTGGGCGTTCTTACTTTCATACCATGCCCCGTTACCTTCTTCGTACAGAAGAGTCAACTCATCTGTTTCTGCCCAACTATCTCCCATAGTCGGAAACCATTCCTCAGAGAACACAAGCATTGCTTTTGTCTCGTTGTTGTTCCCAATAGCATGGTCAATTATTTCTGGCATACCTGCAACAAAGGGTTCGTCTCTTAATCCGAACCTGTCGTCAGTAAACATCCAATTTATAGTGCCTTTCGGCCTGTACAAATGTAAGATGTGTAGCGAATTGTTATGTTCTAGGTCTTCGCCAATCCCTAGATGAATGTGTTTATTCAATTGGTTTCTCCTTTCCTACATAGGAAATTCTTTGTCTCTTTGTGTTAATTTTTTAACCGATATTCTAAAAAACGATGGGTTTTTTGTATGTCCCCATTGTTCTTGAACATATTTATACCCCTGATCTAATGCGTCCCATGATGACATCGCCTTGACCTGATGATCTACTGATGCAAGTTGCGTGCCATTCTCTGAGCCGACATCTATTTTCAGGGAATAAGAATCCTTATCCATCATATGTTTAGTCTCCCTTGTCTGTTATTACATGAGCATGTTCTACAATGCCCTCTCGTTATTCTTGGTGTCTCTCGTACCTGCTTGAATTGATAGACACTTTCCTTTGTTCTATCGTCTCTCCATGAGTCGATCTCAAAGTATTCTCTTAGGTCGTGTATTCTTGATGCCACTCGCCTTGACCCCGACTTCCTTTCTAGTTCTCTCCTATGCACAGGGGCACAGGTATCTCCGAAGCCAAGATAGTTTTCTGTTAGAGCCTCCAGAATTATACACGCTTGGCCCCCGAATCTTTCTTTGTCTTCGGGGGTGAGCATATTGTTACTCATTTGTTACTCTCTTTCTTTGCTTTAGCCGTTTTTAATTCGTCTTGTTCCCGCACTAACGACCTTAGAAGAGCAATCCTATCCATTTCGCTTTGCGTATTACTCACCACCAATTGTAGTTTTTCTAGTATGTACGTCAGATTAGGGACAAAGCATAAATTCCTATCAACTGCTTGGTTGTCAATGTAATCTTGTAACGTATCTTTGTAAGGTCGGCTCATAGGCCATTCTATAAGGTGGTCTATCTCCGCTTTTAGTTCCTTGAATCGTTTAGTTATTTCTGAATTTTTCATATTGTCTCCTTGATGTTAATCTATTCTTCCACCCGCACTCGCTTCTATGTTATGAGAGTTAAGAACTCTTGCGAACTCATTGGCCCATGCCATGTTTATCTCGTAACTCTGTATAAGTGGTGAGTCTTGAGAATGTTTAGGGCTTGCTGATATCGCAACACCTCTTGTTCTTCTAACACCTGCGTCATAATGCGGATACGCTCTGTAATGTTCCTTGGCAAATTTTGCTTCGGGTTTTCTTGCGTTCGGTAGATGTACCCATGCAAAGCCACATACTCCACCTTCCACAAAGTATTCCTTCTCCACAGGTGAGTTGTCATCAAGAGTGTTCTTATGTTCCCGAACTATCATCGGTTCGGGCGTACATTGTAGAGCACTTATGTTTGCCTTCTCTTCTGCTTCTGCGAATATCTTCTGTAGAGTTTGGGTATGACTTGCCTTACCCGATACCTCTTCACGTTTTTCTTTACGCTCAACCTTATCTTCATACCTAAACATGTTGATAAATTCTGAACGTTGTTCTGGTGATAGCATAGCCATGAGTTCACGCTTACTCTTGCCTACATAATCTACACCTAGTTTTTCTGCTAGTAATTTTCGCATTACTAATCTTCTTTTGGCCATTTGCTTGACTCCTTTATCACTGATGCTTGTGACTTGAATATATCTTTTATGTGATTCACAGTCTTGTCATCCGTGTCTTGTTTGTTTTCGCTTTTCGGCATGGTGTCCTCCTTATGCCTTTAGTGATTCTTTAAACGCTTCGTCGTTAGCTTCTTTGATTGCACCCTTCATGTCCTCAACCGATGGTGTTTCTTGTTCGGGGTATCGCATAAACTTACGTTCAACTATGTTGAAGTACTCATCAATCACATACACTCCATTGTCCCCGTTGTCCGTATCTAGTCGGTCTATTGGCCCTACGCCTACACTCAAAGTGCCACCGAAGAAGTTTCCGATGATCTGTACGAGCCGTGCTGTTCCGTAATCTTCTGCGGTTCTCACGTCGTACTCTTTCGCTACATCTAGGAACGCTTGAACGCTATTACGCCCGCCGTTCCAATGAAGGTATATTCCTATACCTGTATCCTGCATTTCTAATACTGCTCTGTTACCCATTGTTTTTCTCCTGTTCTGAATCTTCTTCGGGTACATCAAACGAAAACGTATACGTTATGTAGTCGTATTCGTAAGGTGCAATTAGTCTTTGTCCTGTTTTATGCCATCGTACAGGGCAGGCCTGTAGCCATGTTTCAAACTCTTCAGGTATGTTATCAGTCCATTCTTCAGTCCATTCTTCTCTACTAATCATGTAGTCCATAGATTTCCTCCTTCTATGTTATTTTTTTTTACAAATTGTTAATCTTTATAAATAAGATTGTGCCAAGATTGTACTAAATTATTTTACATTTGTCAAATTTCAGTGTGAATCAATCTCAAATTCTGCAACATCATATTTCTCTGCATCTGAATGGTGTTTTGCACCTAATTCGTATGCGTGTGTCAGCATAGCTTGAAGTTCTAATTTTTGTTCTAGCGTATAGGCCCATGTACTATCGTGTACTAACTCGTCTATCATGCTACCTATCGATATGTAATACTTATACTTCATCGCTATTCTCCTTTGTTGAACATTCTAGTGTAGTTGCACCACATTCTGTGCAAACTTCCATGTCGCAACATTCATCGCCATGTTTTTCTAGTTCTTCATCGGGCATCTCTTTCAGTTCGTAGTACAAAGGTCTTGTACTAGGATGTTTTGTTATACAATCGTATATGACTGCACATTGACTTTGGTGATAGAATCCAAAAAAGTTATCCATCGCTATTCTCCTTATGTATTTCTACTGCGTTAGTGCAATACAGAGTATCTTCATCTTCTGATAGCACTGTTACTGTTTCAGTTTCGTTTGGATAATGTCCGTTAGCCTGCTCCATTGGTAAGCCTTCGGTGTTCCAAGTGATTGTTAATTTCTTTCCGATCATAAATTTCTCCCGTGAATGAAAGCATTTTGTCGTGCTTTACGATACTCTTCTAGTGTTGAGTATCCTAGTCTGTCTTTTTCTTTGTGCTCTATCCTAAGTCTTTGAGCACGTTTATTACGCCATTTGCGTCTAGCTTCTGCCGTTGCGTTTCTAGGGGGTTTATTGCATTTACCCCCTGTACTTGCAAAGAGAAGTCCTATCTCCATATTTGTCATGTTTATTGTCTCTTTTTCGTTGGTATGCCGTTATCTTCTAGGAACATCACCACCCATTCATACGCTTGTCTATATGTTCTGAAGTTTGCTTTCTCTCCTAGTAATCTTCTGTACATATATTCTGCGTCTTTCACGGGTCTAGAACGCCTATGAGCCTTGATTCCGTGCATAGCTAACTGTAATTCTGATCGCAGGGTTATAAACTGAACCAAAGTCCTTTTTACAGGGTCGGTCATGTCTATTAAAGTGCCTACGTCTTGTGTTTCGTTATTCAACGTTATTCTCCTTTGCTATTTCGTTCAGGAATATGTATTACTAATTCGTCAATATCTTCTTCAGTCAGCACAGAGTCCCGTTTAGCATCTTCATATTCATCGTTTATCTCTTCTTCAGTCATCACGTCTAATTCTTGAAAGTATTTAGCACGTAGTATTTCAAGTAATTTCTCTGCTGGAACATGTTCATAATTCCAGACATAGATTTTTAGTAATCTATCTATCTTGTTTTGTTTATCCAACGTTATTCTCTCCTTGTGTTATGTGTCCGTTGTCTATTAGCATTTGTGCTGTTCGCCCAAATCGCCCCTGTAGTGTCCAAGCTAATCCTGTATCGACAAGATGTTGCCACGCTTCAAGGAATTGTTCATCGCTTTCGGGTGTTTCAAAACCTTCAGCGATACCTACTGCCGTGTAATTATCCATCGTTATTCTCCTTGTTTAGATCGTAGCATTTGCTACAAATCGCTAGTGTACAGTTAAGCTGGTGTAGATTTTCGTGTAGCATTTCAGATGGTGCAACAACACGAAATCTAAACTCGCTATTCTGATTCTTGTGTATCTCCCACACGTTTTCTAGTGTTCTTATTGCTCTTCCTACGTGTTTGCTCGTAGTTTGTGAGTAAAAATCCCCACCATCTGCGGTGTAGTTACCGACTACCTTTTCTCTGTTCTCGTCAGTCATACCTATCACTAGGTTATAACTTTTGAGTAGGTTTCCATCTGTCGATAGTTTACCGCTCATATGTTGCATAGGTTCACCTTGAATCCAAGATTCTACTACGTCTTGATTAGTGCCACGTATCATGTGTACATCTCTACCTTTCTATTTGTTTTACGATCACATCGATCGCAATTTTTATCGCTATTGTATGGAACATAGAGATTCCAAACTTTAGTATCTCTACACTCATAGCAATAGTATTTGATATCCTGCCCGCCATCGGGCAAGTCAAAGATTTCCATATACATATATGTGTATCCTTTGTATATCGTATTAGAAACTATTTGTTCCCAGACGCACCATTTCACGAGTGCGTTTCGTTATGCCCACATGGGACATATACTCATCGGTGAGATTTACTAACTACGCATACTTACCGCCTATTCCAAGCGGTAGCTCCCGCCTTAATTTGTTTGTGTGTTCAGCGTATTTTGGTGCATATGCAGGATCAGTAACCTTGTTGAAAAATTCCTTACTCCATGTATCTGTATTAGCCCATAACAATGCACATAGCATAGGCTGTTTAGGGCATGTGTGAACCATTGCATCACTATTCACGCAAGCGTAACATAAGCAAGAATGAGAATGGTACTCTTGCGTATATATCACACCGCAACACCCATAAGTTTTTTGTTCGCTTGGGTATCTCTCATTATCTCCCCAAGTTGCATTTCCTTCTTCTGTGTCAAACGTGTATATCATGTTTACTCCCTATGTGTATCTTGACTGTTTCGACCTTGTTTTTGGTCATCATCAGTACCGCTCTAGCGATAGACAGTTTGGACATAGTGGGGGTGAAGTGATCACCCCCGTATGTGTGCGGGCATTATTTAGCTACTTTTTGCGCTCTCATGACGATAGTGTCAAGGCGTGCTACTTTGGTTTTTAGTTCCGCTATGTAACCTGTTTGTAGTTTGCGCCTTGTTTCAAGTTCGCTGATGCGTACTTCTTGCGCTTCTATGAGCTCTAGTAGTGCTTTCATCGTGAGTACAGGGGTTTTCTTGCCCTTTTTCACGTCTGCGCGCTCTTGCTTGTCAGTGTCCACGTGATCGCTGACCTTTTGCGCATAAGTCCCGTGTTTCATGGTCTTTTTTGCACTTTTGTCGCGTGCTTCAGGTAGTGCGCCTATCTCTTCCTTTACGACTTCCATCGCTCTCGCGTAACCCTTCGACTTCTTCGACTTTTTAGTCGGTTTTTTCTTTGGTGCTGTACACCATGCACTTTGTACGTGCCAATTGTATCCCGATTCTTTCTTGAATTCTCGCATACAATCCCCACACCGATATGTTGGCCTAGCCATAATTTATCACTCCTATGATATTTATTTTTTGAACGCTTTATTTAAAACGTTGTGCCAACAGTCTATCAATATAAATACGATTTGTCAAATTTAAGTATAAAAACGTTGTGAATTGAGTATAAAAAAATGTCCAAAAATTGTAGAATGTGAAAAAAAACTTTAAAAAAAAGTTAAAAAATGCTAAAATTGAGATCAAAATTGATCAAAAAATAATAAATATTACACGGAAACAGGTGAAAAAAATGGGCAACAAATTAAAATTAAATTCTCGTATCAGTCAGGCAATTTGCACATCATTAAAAAACGGAAATTATTTATCGACTTCTGCCCGCGCGGTCGGAATATCTGAAGCTTCGGTGCGGTCATGGATTGCACAAGGGAGCACGCCAAACGCTCCAAAAATTTTTAAGGATTTTGTTGATGATGTCGAAAGAGCACAAGCAGAAGCGGAGTTAAGGAGTTTAAATGCGATTGCTACCTCTGACGATTGGCGCGCTCATGCGTGGATATTAGAACATGGTACGAATAAAGCACGTTATAAGAGCGATGATATAGCAACTCCGCAAGTTGTCGCGGTGAATACGTTAATCGAGTCGTTGAGATCAAGAGCAAGCGGACAAATAGAGCAAAATTCAACTCGCGCGACAAAGGAAAGCGCACGTAATAGTAGTATCGTGTATGTTAGTGGCGGTGAGGGGGATGAGGAAGGGTTGGATGAGGTGAGGTGAGTGGAGAGGTGTTGGTGGTTGTGTTATGTTGTTAGAGGTAGGGGTATGCTTGGAGTTTATGTTATGTGTGTGTTGAAGGGGGTCATTCTAAATTTTAAACCCAAATAGAGGTGTTTCATGCAACGTTTCATGCAACAGTATTAGCCATATTGTGTGTTCTTTATCTTGTGTATATATCTCACTAATGGTTATTGTTTCATATATACCCTTTAGGGGTATATGAAACACCTAAGAGGGAGAGTGTGAGAGGGAGAGGATTTATGTGAAGGTATTGTTGAAATGTGATATTCTTATATTCATGTTAAAAGAAGATCGCAAACTCCTTTTGGAGAATATAGGTATATCTACATGGGAAGAGCAGGATGTGATTCTTGACCATGAGGCTAGGATAAAGCTGGTGGCTGGAGGTGAGCGTGCTGGGAAGAGTTTCTTGGGTGCTTTATATGTCATTGCTCATCTGGATGAGTATAATGAGGGAGATATTCTTTGGTTGGTGGCTCGTGATTATGAGAGGACTAGAGCTGAATTTAGTTATCTGGTGGATATGTTTACCAAGCTGGGCTTTTTACTTAAGTCGAGTAAACGGATAGACCCGGGAGAGATCGAGTTAGTGAACGGGGTAAAGATAAAAACAAAGTCGGCCCAAGATCACAGATCACTTGCGATGGAAGCGCCGGTAGGGATAGTTGCATGTGAGGCGTCTCAGATAGATCATGAGGGTTTTTTAAGACTTAGAGGTCGTATCGCAGAGAAACGTGGGTGGTTATTTCTTGAGGGAACCTTTGAGGGTTCTGTCGGGTGGTATCCTTCTATGTGGGAAGCATGGCAGCCTTATCCTAATAACGAAGGGGCCAAATCTTTTTCACTCCCCTCTTGGACTAACAGGCTAGTTTATCCTGACGGAAGATACGACGAAGAGATGACCGCCTTGGAAAACCTACACTCCGACGACTGGTTCGCAGAACGTATGGCAGGTAAACCAGCTCCTCCGAAAGGACTGGTACATCATATGTTCCGTAACGAGATTCATGTGAGAGGTGACGTAGAATATGTTCCCGGTGAACCTGTACATCTATGGGTAGACCCCGGATATTCACAGGTAACCAAATCGGCATACGCCGTACAGGCGATACAAATTATAGATCAGCAGGTACGGGTATTCGATGAAGTCTTTGAAAGAGAGATGACCACAGAGGATATCATAGAAATCTGTTCGACCAGACCTTGGTGGCGGGATGTGCAGTATGGAGTGATCGATATAGCAGCGAAGAACCTCGGAGAGACCAGACCCTACGATGTATGGCTGCAAAAAGGTGGCGTTCACATGATGACAGAGAAAGTCGGAATTATGGACGGCATAGAAAGATTTAATACGTTTTTAAAACCAGACCCCGTAAATAACATGCCGAAAATGCTTTTCAGCCCACGGGCAAAAGGTGTATTATCAGAATTAGGCGGTGGCCCAAATCCATTTGACGGACAGGTTCACGTGTATAAATGGGCAACCGACAGAGAAGGAAACGTCGTGGGAAGAACCCCCCGTGACGCTTTCAATCACGGCATAAAAGCTATAACATATGGATTAGTACATAATTACGGATACTCCCGCAGCGAGGCTGCGAAGAGAGTTATCTCGATAAAAAGGTGGTAAAAATTGGCAGACGCACCTGATATGCTAGAACAAATAAGAGAAATCTGGGATTCACCCGGATTTAACACCCGCAGGACAAGGATGGAAGATGACTACTCACTTTACAGACTTAACTCCTTCAAGGTGCCCGAAGGATATCAGTCGTATACTTCAAACGCCCCAAAGATATTTGCAGATAAAATAGTCTCCTTCCTCGCCGAGTCGAATCGGATTGTGAGGGTGGCTCAGGGGATGAGCGAAGAACAAAGACAAAGCGAGTCAGCCAAAGAGAAATGGTTCATAGGATGTATGAATCTCGCAGACGAAAGACTCAGAAAGCAAGGACACCCGTCAGTAAAAGAACAACTTGCGTTTTTCACTGTGCTCAGAGGATGGTACTGCGGACGGGCCGTACTGAATAAAAATCCCGACGGAAGCACTTATGTAGACGTCACACCTTACGACCCACTAAGATTTGTATACGAAGCAGACGACGACGGCTTGATATGGGGAGCCTACCTCACAAGAAGGTCACGCCGAGCGATAAAAAGCCTGTATGGTATAGAAATCGTACCGGATAACCCACATGAAGACGAAAATCGAGGCATAGATGTATGGGATTATTACGACCGGAAGGATAACGCTATCATTATAGACAGCGCCGGAGGTAAATATGCCAAACGACCGGAGGCTCACAACGTCGTAACGGAAGATGGCATGCCTTGTGTACCCCTGTTTTACGGAACAGTAGGTGCAGCACCGACAATTCAGACAATTAATTCGGGTGACGACACCCAAAAAGACACCGGAGAAAGTGTATTTTCCGCAAATCGTGAACTTTATGACGAATATAACTTTGCGATGAGCGCAATGAAGACACTTGTCAGACGTGCAGTCAAGCACCCGTACAAAGTTATGTCACCTGATGGTACAGTCACACTCGATTCAGACCCGTGGAAAGACGGAAGTGAGATTCCTCTACCCGCAGGTACAGATATACAGCTACTTGACGAGGTAAAGATGCCGATTGCATCGGACGCCTTCGTCGGATTGCTTTCAAGCGAACTCCAAAGAGGCTCACTCTCCAACGTAACCTATGGTGAACTGCCGTTTGCGATCTCAGGATACGCAGCCAGAATTTTACAGGCAGGAAACGAACACCAGATACTCCCTAGGGTAGACGCATTGAATAAAGCCTACACCCAGATAGGAGAAATGCTGGTTGGTCAGTACCTCACGGGCGGGTTTGAGAACATGCAGGTCAGAGGTAGACACAATGACCTACGGGTGTACTTCAACGAAGAGATTTCCCCTGACACAATCAGGGATATCGGCCCGTTGGATGTAACCCATACACCAAACTTACCTGAAGACGACCCTCAACGTGTAACGATGGCTCAAATGATGAGAGAAGGGCCACAGCCACTTGCACCAGACGAGTGGATATGGGAAAATGTACTTAATATACAGGATGTAGACCAATTCCGTAGAAGAATTGAAGCACAGCAAGGCCGAGTTCTCGACCCGAAGGCTGCGATGACCTCAATAATCGAGGCTTTGATAGCGACTGGTGATCAGGACAAGGCACTTATTTACGTAGATATGCTAAGAAAACTTTTGAAACAGGAGAAACAGCAGGAAACTGTACAGGATGTAGAATATTCCCGTCTCATGGGTCAAACACTTGGCGTTCAGATGCCGGGAGGGCAACCTCAGGCACCTCAAGGGGCACCACCTCCACCTCAGGGTGAAGGCACAGGTGTATTAAACACTCCGGGAGGAGTAGCATCTTCGGCGGCGATGGGATTTCCACCGCAGCCACCGGGGCCGGAAGTGGTAGCAGGGGCACAACAACCTAGAAACAGAGGAACAATTTAATGGCTACTAATAATTTTAGATACGTTAGAGTTTTTGACGGAACAAATTATAGATATATTTTATTACAGGGTACTTTACAGCAAATAAACCAAGATATAGACCGAATCAATGTCTCTGACGAATATACAGTAGATACGGCTTTCCCACCATCTTCGGTCAACAGAAATACAGCGCATCAGAATATGATAAATTCGTTGAGTCAAGATTCTACTATAATGGCCGACCCTCTTCACCCAAAAATAATAACTTTGCCGGGGTATCAAGTTGGTCAAGACATACCGGAAGACCCCGGAACCGCCTTTGCTCAACTACCAAATTTTAGTGAGACACAAAATTTTGGCGGATTAAATACACTAAATTTAACTCCTTCGATTGTAAATGAAGGAGTGGCAGATAATGCCGCAGATCAGGCAGCCGCGGCCGCAGCCGCAGCGCTACCTGAAAATTATCGAGCAAGATTTATAGAAGGGGGGGAAGTAGGGGAACCCGGCGCAGACGCACCGGGCTACGATAGAGATGTAGCAGCAGGGTTCCAAAGATATATGACTGACCTTTTTGGCGGAAGAGGGATAGCACCTACCTCAAGATTAGGAGGTATTGCACAACAAGGGTTTGATACGTTACGAAATCTTTATGATGTACAAGCTCGTGTTACACAGAACCCACTGTTTGAAACTGGAGGTGGCGTGGGAAGTTTTGTAGATTTTCTTAATCAACGAACAGGAACTGGTTTAGGGGCTGGAGCAGCTCTTGGGCAAGCGTTAGGAAACGCAGCCTCGCTGATGAGAGATTACGGAACTGGAGGAATTGTTCCCGGAACGGCAGGATATGGACTGGTTGAACCTTATCTAAACCCAGAGGGTCTAGAGGGTGCAAGAAGAACAACTAATGCGTTAAGTGCACTTATATCACAACTTAGGATGCCGGGTAATTTAGCTAATATTGCGATGCAAGGTATAGACCCGATGGCATTAATGGCAAGGTATCAAGCTACCCCTGAAGCAACAGGAACACGTAGCTTTTTGGAATATGCCGCAAACCAACTAGGACTTGGAGGATTCCTACAGCCAACTATGGGTGAGGATGCTAGATTAAGGTTATATCGTGGCGGTACACCGAACTGGGCAGTTGCTCCACTTGAGCCAGCAGTAGGTGGCGGATAGAAAATGGCAGAGTTTTTTGAAAACCCATGGATGAAGTATCTGGAAGATTTACCCAGAGCACCTTTTTATGCGATGGCTCAACCTTTTACGCAGACAACCGGCGGTAGAAGACAGGCAGAAAGTGTATTTAATGACGCCCTGAACGAATATTATGGAGCGGTAGGAAATCAGATTTTATCTGGGCAGACACCTTCTATGACATTTACTTCGTTCTTACAGGGAACTGATACCGGAAATGAGTTTCCTTTTGCTCAGAGATTCGCAGAACGCCGTAGACAATTTGGAGATACAACTAGATTCGTACCTAGAACACGAAGTATATTTTATTAGGAGTCTATTATGGTAATGCCTCGTGATGGTTTTGCTAGTTGGTTAAGTAGACAACCGACTCCGGCGTATAATATTCGTCCTACAAATGCCCCAACTAATCGCAGAGATTTACAGGGTATAAGAGGTATGATGCAACAGCCATCTTTATCTCAACCGCAATTAACCTTGCCGACTCCTTCTGTCTTACCGCAAACTCCAACGGGAGCAATCGGACAAGGGACAAACCTCTCATGGTATAGACCCTTCAGGCGAGGAACTCCACAACCTATGCCCCCAACCCCTATGCCTGTAGAAGAACCTCCTCCTCCTCCTGACCCTGATGCGTATTCATTATTAAATAATCAATTAGTCTCTGAAGGAAAATTTCAGTATTTACCTAAAAAAATTGTTACCGGAGGATGGGATGACACAAGACAGGAGGTACAAACTATTGACAATCCATTAGGTACAGATTTAGGCCCGTTAGATAGGAACCATTACGACACATTTAAAACATACGATACAGGGCAAAAAAGTGGCTTCGGAGTAGGGGATCAAAAATCCCTTGCGATGGAACAGATGTTCGGAGACCCTGCCCTTGCAGATGAAATAGCAAAAGAGTCGCAAGCAAGAAGAATTGAACAGGGCCTTGCCCCAACTGTATATTTTGAAGACGGCGTGAAATTTATGGCCTTTATGAACCTTATGAATAATAAACGGAATCATCAGAAGGTAAAACAGACAGTTGCTTCTCAAAAGGCTTTAAGAACAATGGGAGAAGCGTTGACCGCAACACCTCTTCCTGAAGAGATAAAGATTGATCTCTCAAGAGCTGGAGGGCCAACACTGGAAGTTGGAGGTGAAGGTACAGGTATAGATGACGCTATATACGGATGGACTCAAAGAAACCTGACTGCACTTGATATTGGTTTAGCCATAACTACGGCGGCAGTTGGATACACCACAGGAGGTGCAGGCATCTCTGGTGTGGCTCCCGCTTGGGCTTGGAGACAGGGATTAAGAACTGCTGCAAAATGGGGTAGCAAGGAACTGTTAACCGGTATGGCAGTAAACTCTTACTTTCATGACGGATTAGCAGAAGCGATAGAATCGAAGTATGAATTAGGTGCTGTTGGAGGAGCGGTGACAATGGCTGCTACAAAAGGAAGAAGCGCATATACAAGAGGTCTTTTAGGAGCTGGTGTAGCTTCGGCTGGTTACGCGCTTGGAAGTCTAGCGGATGCAAAAGGTCAGGACTGGACTGGTGATGTCGCAGGAAGTTTGCTTGCAGGTATAGGTACATGGAAATATAGCGGAAACGCCGGAACTCTTGCTCATAACATGGCACATACAGGAAGTATTCCTAAGGGTTTCAGGTCAACTTTTCAGAGTAAAAATGCCCCTTTGATGAGCTCAGAGATCGCTAAAGCAAAAGAAGGGTATAGGTCGATAGCTGATTCCGCAGATAAATTAGAACTACAATTAAAAAATATGTCGCCGGAGCAGGCAAAAGAAGCAAGGAAAACAATAAAAGATTATAGAAAGATAGCAAAAGAATATAAGAATATCGACTCTGGATTTACTTACGGACAGTTGTCTGACCTTGAAAAGAAAGCGACTGACGAAATGAGAGAGGCTTTATCTGCTCGGTTATTGGAATTTGCCGATGTCTCGGAGGTAAGAAGTAGCACTGCATGGGCCTTTAATACACTAGCCCAGATATACCGATCAGACCCAGAGAAAATGGCTAAACTTGCTACGAGAGAAGCAGATGCCACAAAACCAAGTATCTGGGATATTAGCGGAATACCGAAAGAACCAAGGGGTAACAGAGAGAAGTGGATGGACTTATACGATCTTCCTAAAACAGACCGAGAATCTCTTGAAGCACTTCACCCACGAGACGTAAATGGTAACCTTGTACCCCCAAGACTTTCTGATGCAGCGACAAATATTAACGACTCTGTTGCAAATGCCAGACATGTAAAGGAATCTATGGGACGGGCAAACTCTGTGGCAGGACGTACCAAGATAAGTGATAACGGAAGAATAGTAGACCCCGACTTTGAAGATGTACATTCTGCTGCTTTTGATCGATTGAAGAATCGGAAGACTCCGGTGACGGAGCAGATATTTAGACCTGAAAGCCCTGTAGATGAAGTTATCGCAGACCAAGCAGCTAGAACAATTAAAATAAGAAACCATATAGATATAGCAAGGGTTGCGTTTCAAATGTTCGGTGCAAATATGAAGACCGCCAAAGCCGTTGCAAGAATAGTGCATGATATAGACGATTGGCTTGGAGGAACAGTTAACCTCTCAAGTGATGATTATTTGCAATCAAGGATTAAAGGTGCTATTGAAGCGGTTTCCCGACCGGGAACACGCACATTAGATGATTGGGAAATAGACAGTATGGTGGTAGAAGAGATAAAAAGGGACTGGCCGGGTTTGATAAAAGAGGTAGACCCAGCACGTGGGATAACCTTAGAAGTAGCTCAGGCCTCGGCGAGGAAGGCTCTAGCCAGTAGGCGGGGGCAGAAAATAAAGCAAAGGATTATAAATGAAGGCAAGGCTAAACGGGACTACGAAGAAAGGGCTATAGAAGTTTCTGAGGTTATCGACGGAAAGGCTACAGGAAAAGTATTAAAGTTAACTGATTATTCTGATAAATCCACAGGAGTAATGGCGTGGGTTGACAGGATGGACGACGCCGCTAGAATTATATATGTATTAAAAGAGGCAGACCCTAAGACTTTGGTTCACGAGTTAGGTCATGCGTGGGAAAAAACTATAAAGGTTGCGGCCAGAGGAGACAGAAGATATCGGAACGGAGATCAATATAACAAATTAAGGGCTCTCGAAGAAGATATGTACAACAGTATCCTTGCAGGCACTAACGAATCAAGGCTACAGGCCACAGTCGAAGAGATGGGGAACTGGAAGCCCGGCGCACCTTGGAATAACGCTATAAAGGAAGAGTTTGCCGAAAGAATTGGAGCGTCTCTCTCTAATATATTTAGGGCATTTGGTGATATTGATATATCTAGCGTAAAAACTCCCGAAGATTTATTAAGAGAAATCGAAAATGTTTCAGAACTTGATTCCCTTGTAGACTTTGCCTCTCGAGCAATTCTCGATACCCATGATTTAAAAACTATAAGCGACAGGATAAACCTTCACAAAAATGTTAGGGTAAGGCAACTGTTTACGGCTGCTATATTAAAGAGCAGAAATATCGCTAAAACAAAAGACTTTTATGAACTCGAAGAAAGTTTGGATGACGCTGTAGAAGGAACCAATATGGCTCCTCTCTTTGGTGAAGGGATGCCGGATAGCGTACAGGCCAGAAGGGTTTTTAAACTTCCTGAAGAAAACCCAAAGATAAAAAACTATACCGGTAAAGGGACAGGAGATATTAATTACGAAGAAATAGATTATGTTATTGACCTTTCTGATCTAAAGAATAAGGTCAATAATAGGGCGATAGAAGACTACGGCGAAGTATCACGAGGTAGTGGAGTTATCAAAGCAGCAGAATATATTCGCATTAGAAAAAAAAGTTTGCGGCAGATACTAAGACATAGGTTTGTTGAGTATCTCGAGTACCGAGAACAACATTGGAAGAAAAAACCAACGGCGGCGGATTGGAAAAGGGCAGAGCGAGAGATAGAAAAAATAATAGATGATCTAGATTTGAAAGAGCCTGACGATTATCTAGCCGGTGATTATCCGTCTGCCGGATACCATGCAACCGACATTACGTTCGACTGGTCTAAAAAAGACGGAAGTGTAAAAGGGCATATAGACATTAGCGTGACTGAAGATGGGATTATAGACGTACCTCTGATTGAGATAACTGGCGGATGGCTTTTTCCTGCGGAAATTAACCAATCGGATTTGATAATAAAAAATCAGCTTAAGTCTTTTTACAGGTACCATGCTTGGGATAATAAAAAGGGCACCTTTGTAAGATCAACGGATAATGCGGTTTTAGCAAACGACCAGTGGCTGGCGGATATAACAGCTCAACTACAATTAATGTTTCCTCATATGAGATATATGTTCGGTAGCAGAGCGTCAGGTGCAAAAGCCGCAGGTGCTACAGCCGGTACAAAAGTAGCACAAAGGTACGATTTTCGTGACTTAACAAACTTAGATGATAAAAAAATATTTGGTAGAACAGATGAAGCAAAAAAACTTTTACATATAAAAGCAAATGCTAATTTCGATCGCCTTCAAGAATCCTTTGCTGATTATGTTGACGATTATGTGGGCACACCAAGAAAGAAACTCCCTAAAGATTACAGTAATTTTCCTGATACTGTTCAGCTAATTGAAGTTCTTGAAGGAAGTACCCTCATCAGATGGAATAAAAACAAAGGCCCAATAGAAGCGTTAACAAATAACGAGCAGAGAGCATTAGAAAGAAAAGTTCTTGAGCCTCGAAGCGCAGAGGATCGGGCGCTCGACAGGGAGATGATAAGGGCTTCGGCGGATCAAGTAGGCAGAGATGTAAATAGGTTAGCAGATGAAAATACACGCCTGCGAGATTTAATGGATGCTTTAGAAGATAGCATTTCCGATACTCCCCCTACAGGACAACAACTCTCTGCGGCAGGATTATCTCCAGCAGATGTAGACCCGGTGGTTTTACGCTCACAAATAGATCAGGGTAGAGAATTTGCAGATCAATTTCATAGATTTATAAATGTCTGGAGCGCTGGATACCGATTCGACAATATGTTGTTTAATAGTTTAGGTAGTGCAAGAGATCGCTTTAGGGTAAGATCAATGATAGACGAAATCAAACGGGCAGAAGCCGCTTTGTCACCCGATATGAAAGGCCAGATGAGCAATCATATGGATATTATAAAATCTATAGACAACGAACTTTTGAAATTGGACAGGGAAAGGATAAATGATATCCCTACACATACCCCCCGGGTAGGCATTTACAGAGGTCAAGAAACAGTAGACTTTGACTTAATGGAGGGCAAAAATTTCCCATACGCCGAGTGGCAAAGGAGTATTGTGTCGGGAGAAGACCCTAGGCGACTTGATTTTCCTATAACAGAGAAACTACAAGCACAGATGGGGAACTTAGATGACCCTGACGGCGGATGGCAAGCCAGAATAAGAGGAAACGACGAGTCTGTCGGAAGTATTGTTAATGATACACCCGGAGAAAACGCCGCAAAAGTCGTAGTGGTAGAGCCCGCCGACGAGAAAAATATATTGGAAATTCCTCCGATAGGGTGGGGATTACCCAGAAGCCTTAGAGAAAAGAAAGCCGCATATAGATTTCTGGTAGGGTTTGTTCCCAAAAAACTAGGCACTAAAAAACTAAAAATAAGTCAAGAGTTAGAAGAAAGTGAAGATGTATATGATAGTGAATTATTTGCGTCGATTATAAATCCTCTTGTTGACATGATACAGCAGGGAATGGAGAGGTCTAATAGTGTAGCTTCATCAGTTACCAGTGTGATTGACGCGAAAATAAGCGATGCCTTTAAGATTAAAGGTTTTAGAGGTATGGAAAGGGACGATATCTTAATGACAAAGGACGGCAGGATACCTTTCTTGGCAGGAGTCGATATACCAAGCGCGCCTACTGTACAGGATGTTGCCGCAAGGTGGCCTATCTATAGAGACTCAGGACTACTTTCCGACGATATGATTGAGGCATTTGAGACATTAAGAAAATTACTCCAACCTTATGACACGCTTTTAAGAAACGGAAAACATATAAACCTTGAAAGAGATAGATTTAGACCCGATATACTTTTGAGTGACGACCCTTCTAATAGCGGATTTTATGTTCCTAGAGGTTCTGCACAGCAATCAGCAGATGATTTCAATGCCTTTGATGCAGGAAAGGGAACGAAATTTGAAACAACAAGATTCGGAGCGACAACAAAGATTGGCGCATTGAACAAGGCTACCTTTGATTCTATGGCTGAAGCACTTGATGCAGGATACGAGTATGTTCCGTTAATCCAAGCAATATCTTCATATATCAAAGGAGCAAGAAGACTTGGTTATCAGGATTATTTCACCAGAGTCATTTTGAAAATGAAAGAGGTAGACGGAGATACCCCTTTATGGTATTCACCTAAACGTCTTATCGCTCTGCCTCAAGAAAAAAATAAGTATTCTCACCCTGAACTTTCAAAATACGTCTTTGGAGAGGATGCAAAAAGGGATATTGAGAATATCGAAATTCATTTATATGAAAATAATGATACGGCCCGAGCAAAAAAACTTACCCTATATACAAAAGATGACGACTATACAAAGATGGGAGACCTTGCTGACGAATTAGAAGAGATAGCACAGAACGGAAAGCTAACGGAAGAACTAAAAGGTACAGCAGGTAGGATAGCGGCTAGTCTTAATAAAAAAATAGGCCAGATAGATGAACTAAAAAATAACCCTAGGTATCGTAACGATCTAAACAAGAAGGCCATAACTGTTTACAATAACGCTTTGAACGATGTACATAGAGCGGCAGGTGAGATGAGTCTGGCAGAATTTACAGGGATGACGGGAATAAACCTCCGTGGTAAATATCTTCCTCACTATCTAAGAGCGATAATGGAACACGCTTTTCCTAGGCCTCCTGAACCTTCCTTACCATTACGTGGGCCGGGAGGTGTCCTTGAAAAGGCTCGCTTTGCAAAGGTGGATGTTAGTAAAGGTGCAGGGGGACAAGCAGTATCAGATGCATCTGTAATAGCAAAATACTACGCAGGGCAAAGTAAGCAGTATTTAAAAATATGGACGATGAATAATAGGTTATATTCAACAATAGGTGCTACATGGGATAACTCTTCAATAGGAATAAATCTTATGTTCAGATTATTAGTAGATATAAAAAACAGTGGTTTTGGAACTAAGGGTTCTTATGACGCAGCAAAGGTAATAAGCGGTAAAATGACTCCGGCAGAACTTCAGCGAATGTACCCAAGTCTTGCAGCGCTCAAGGCAAATGTTATGATATTAAATCCACTACAGTATCCTGACCACGCAAGGCTTGTAAACGGAAGGCTTATGGCCCACTTTAATGAACTCGCAATCGCCAGAGGGATGCCGACGGCTGAAGATTGGGCGCAAGTCGGGCTTCGTATGCGTGGCACACAACACGAATACTCTCTAAGTTTTTTTGATAAGCTGCCGGTTTTCCGAAGAGCAGGGATGTTATTTGGTTATACCGGAGATCAGGCTAGACTTGCGATTGCAGATAGTGAATTAGAACACCATCTTAGAACTACAGGAAAAACTCTTCAACAGGCAAAAGCCGATGGCTCTATGGAATCGATCGCAAAACATGCTAACAGGTCAATGGGGTTCTCTCCTCAAAGTGGTACATACGACATAGGAGAACTACTTTTATTTGCACCAAACTTTTTCAGAGCTAGATTTGAAATGATCTATGGTGCCCTTAGGGCTAGTGTTCCTATCGGAAGAAGGTCGCTAGACCAAAAACTGGCGAGAAGAGATATGGCAAAGTTTCTCGGTTCAGCACTTGTCCTGACTGTTGCAATTAATGAAGCACTTGGAAACGATACAGACTTAAACCCTGTGATTGTAAAAAAATCTTATAGAGGTTTCCCTAGAAAACCTGATGTACAGTGGAACCCTAACTTTTTACGAATCCGTTACGGAGATCGAGATTATAGTTTACTAGGTGCATATGATTCTATGTTTAGAATGATTTTAACGGCAGGGCAAGGTGATGTCACTACATTCAATAGTGTTCTTGGAGGAAGTCCTAGGGCTGTTATTGACCTAATTACGCAGAGTAACTTCTTTGGAAAGCCACTTGAAGACTTAAGTGATAATCTGGAGGATACCGGTTATGATTGGCTTGCTGATACTTTAGCATATATCTGGGAAGGTTACAAACCTTGGGCCGCTACTGAAATGACAAAGATGGCTGTTGGGGATTTTAGAGAAGAGGTAACTAATAAGAATTGGCATGCGGCTGCTATAGATGCTTCACAAATAGGTGGCGAAGCATTTGGCCCGAAGTCCGCAGAGATAAGTTTCGGAGATATAAAGCAGGACGTTACCGAATCCGAATATCAGGACGGAAGAGTTTCTGCTAAATTTTACAGTTCACTTGAACCTCACGAACGAACATATATAACTGACCTTGTAAATAAACAGAATCCCGATCTATACAAAGACCTACCACAGAAACTAGATCAACCTAGTATATATATGGCGAAGAGCAGAGAACTGAATGAGATATTCAAAGAGACTGAACGTGATATATTTGATGCGTTTGAAACGGCAACAGGCCCTATCGCCTTAAGAGAAGGAAGAAAACTAACAGCAAAGGAAGCCCGCTCAAAGTGGTGGAACGCATATATGGATATACAACAGGCAAAAATCGGTGTGAAATTTGCGTTGGATAGAGTGCAGTTCGATCAAGATATTGAAGGCAAGGGAACCGAAGAAGAGAAAAAGGCGTTGCGAAAGTTTTATGATATCGGAGATAGAGAAGATATTTCCCTGAAAGGGGAAGTAGGGATTGAATTTAATTCGGACTTGTATATGTTTTATGTAACTAGCCTTCTGGAATCAGAACTTACCCCTGACCTAAGAGAATATGTTGTAAGAAATATAAAGATGAAATCCAATTATCCAGACGAGTGGAACAAGTTATTTAGAGAATCTAATAGAACAAGAGAGATACTAGACCCTTTCACTAAAAACAGAAATGCAACCATATATACATCTTATGGATTACAGATGGAAATGCAAAAAGCTAGAGAAAAGTTCCAGTCTAAACATTCACCTAAACCTTCCAAATTCTTAGAGGGAGGTATACTCGAACCTCAACTAGAGAATATAGGTGCAGGTATAAAAGGACTTGCCGAAAGTTTAAAATAATATTATCATTAGAGGGTAACCTTCAGGAGCACATGTATACGGATACGTGCACTTTTGAACACATGAGGAACTGGTAATGACTACAGAACAAACCCCTTTTCAGCCTACAGGTAGTGGAATTTCCGACATTCAGACAGAGGAACCAGCCATAGAGACACCGGTACAACCGGAGTTAACTAGCACGGAACCAACACCGAATACAGGGAGCGCCCAACAACCAACAACTGACGGAGCGGTTTCGGAAACAGGTAATCAAACTGATCAGCGAACGTACACGGAAGACGAATGGCGTAAATTTCAATCTTCAACCGACAAAAGAATTGCCGAGCTGGAGACACAGAATAAAAATTTACAAGAGCAGTCTACTAAGATGAGAGACGAGTATAGTACCGCAACTCTGGATGCAGAAGTGCAGCAACTTACTCAAAATTTAACTCAGCAGTATATACAGCAACAGGGAATGGACGAACAACTTGCCGTTCAAATGGCACATAGGGACGCCAACAACCTGAAGCAACAGTATTTACAGCAGAGGGAAAACTCTAATCTTCAGGACACAATTTCAAAACAACAGGAACAGCTAGGAACAAGAGTAAAGATGGCAAGGGCGTATGAACTTTCCGTTGAACATAAGGTTCCTATCGACAGCCTGATGGCATTTGATAAACCTGAACAGATGGAGGCTCATGCCAAAACTCTTTCGGAAATGAATCGTTTGAAAGGTCAGTTGCAGGGAAATACTCCTGCACAGAATTACACGTCCAGCACACCTCAACCAGATGTTGCTCCGACAGACGCGGAAGCAATATTAGACCGCTATAACCAAGGCGATCAAGGTGTATCAACCGAGATGGCCCGTGAGGCGGCATCGAAATTAGGTTTTGAGTTGTAAAGGATAAGCCAAAATGGCACAAACACAAACTTCAACAACGGGGAACCTTCAGAGTATGTCACGTATCATGCTTACAAAAGCACGATACACTGAAGAACATAGTATGCCGGTGGTACAGCTTATAGATAGAATAACTCTATCTAATGGGCACTACCAAGTAGACATTCCGAAGGTTGCTCAGATGACTGCTTCTGATCTAGTTGATGGTGAAGACTTTATTGATTCAGAGGAAATCTCTCCTTCAATAGTTTCCGCCACAGCAGCAGAGGTTGGAATCAAAGTCATCGTAACAGATAGACTACTAAGACAGAACAACGAATCTGTCTTCTCAATCATAGGTCGCCAGATGGGTGACGCTATGGCAAGAAAAAAAGATACAGATGCAATAGCACTTTTCTCAGGGTTCAGCACTTCTTATGGACAAGACGGCGCTCTGTTTAATTTATCTAACATATCAGGTGTTATAGGTAATGCTAAAAAAGAAAAAATCGGAACAGATTTTATCGTGCATCACCCACTTGCAATATGGAAAATGACTAGCGCTGTAAACAACTTAGTTGGAACATATAGTCTTCCTGATGCTTTTAATAAGCCACCTGTAAAAGAGTATTGGACAGGGATAAAATTATCTCAGGTTCCTATTTTTGAAGATGGTAACATCGAAAAGTCTGTGGGTGATAACGCAGGCTATGGTGTAATTGCTAGTAGAGATGCTATGGGATATCTTGTAGCGTCAGGTAAATCAGAACGTAGACAGCGAGATGAATCTCTTCGGGCAACTGAAGTGGTGATTGTCGAGGAATACGGAATGTTTGAAGCTGACGACAGCAGAGGGGCGGCGTTATTGTACGATTTCCCTGATGCAACAGCAAATGCTACATCATAATTAGGAGTTAGTATATGGTATCGTCAAATCCACAAAAGATTTCACAAACTTTACAGCCTCTTGTTAAGGCTCAGGGTTATAATCTCGAAACAATCGATTTTAAAAACTCGCCTAGAGGTAGTTTATGGAGAAAATCTGGAGAGGAATGGATAGAAGTAAAAAATCTTCCACTTGACCCGTACCATCTACAACGCTATTTATTACGGGGGTTTAGATTACATGCGCCTCAGGCAAAACCTGATTCGCAACAGTTATCTTTTCTCTCCGTGAACGAAGAAGCAATGATTGAAGGGGACGACAGTTCTAAGAAACAGACTCCCCTTCGGTCTGATACAATAAAAAAATCCGGAAAGTAATGTAACGATTGACCGAGTTACTTTTTGGTTAATATATATATCGGTTGGTCGCAGGGGGTAAACCCTGTAATTATTAACCTTTAAGGAGGTTTATTATGGCATTTCCGAATACAATTTACGGAAGACCCGGATGGGAAAAAAAACAAACTTCTAGTCAGAAGCATAAGATTGGTACACGTATGTCTTTTGAAGATGGCAGAGCATTTAGGTATGTTGAGGTAGGGGCAGCCGATATTGCTGCTGGTGCAGTAGTGCAGGCTCCTGCTGCCGTTGCCCATCACGATGTTGATTTAGCAATTACTACCGCAGCTTCAGATGTTACTTCAGTAACAGTAACTCTTGAGGGTACAGCGGCAACTGCTGATCAGTATAAAGACGGATATCTTTTTATAAATGATGGTACGACTGGAGAAGGACATGTCTATAGGATTAAGTCCAATGCAGCAGGAAATTCTAGTAGTACTTGTGTAATTACCCTTGAAGAAGATGACCCAACTGTCACTGCATTAACTAATGGTACACACCTTGCTGGACTTGTAGTTAATCCATATAGTAATGTGATTATTTCTCCTACTACAGTATCGAACGTAGCTATTGGTGTTGCTCCACGTCTATTAACAACTAATTATTATGGATGGATTCAGACATGGGGGCCTGCCGCAGTATTAGCAAATGCTGCTGGTGTTATAGGTCAACACGTAAGAGTTGGAGGAGCGTCCACAGCCGGTGGAACTGAAGATATGGATTTTGATGGGAGCAATGAAAACGAGCAACTTCTTGGTGTTCAAATGCAAATTGCACCTACATCTGCTGGTGACTATGGACTTATTTACCTACAAATTACACCATAAGTGAATAAGAAGAAACAAACAAAGTGGCTCTCACCGAAAGCCGATGAAAAAAGTATTTCAAACTTTGCTAACCCTTCTGAAGAAACTTTTACTGTCGGGGAAAGGGAGCAACCGGTATATATTCCGGGAGCTTCCCGCCTCGATGGTGGTCAATTAGATGAGATACTCCATGACCAAACTGAAAAGGCAGATGCTGAAGCGAAAAGTACAACAGTTCATACTCCATCAACTAAATCAGATAGAGAAAGATTAGCTGAAATTAATAAAGACATAAAGTCTTGGAGAAACGAAAAGGAACGCAGAGGTACGAAAAGAAAATTTTATGGCGGTTTTGGATAGAGCCTTATATAAGGTTTTATTATGGCAGTTGTTCAATCAAGAACTAGAGAACAAATACGACGCACTATAGCGTCAAACTTAGATCAGTTACCTTCGGGTTCTGCTAACGGAAGTGGTAGCACTACAACTTTAATAGATACTACATTACTTGGAGGCGACGATCACTATAACGGATGGTGGATTGTATTCACATCCGGAACTAATGATGGAAGTATCAGAAGGATTAGTGATTACACGGCTTCGACTGGTACTCTAACGTGGGTAACAGCAGTAGCCGCAGGTACTTCCGCAACCCATACATACGAACTCTGGGAACCTCACTTTGCACCTGAGAGAATACACGATTTTATTAATGACGCAATTATTCAGCGTACCGCAAGAGGTCTAGTACCTGATGATACCGATACTACAGGCGATGTACCTGTAGGATACAGGGGCCAAACTGAGTACACCTTACCGACAGATATGGTAGGAGTGTCTCGTGTGATGTATAGACATGGTGCAGACCAAAAGCAATTAGATGATTTAAATTCTTCTACCTATGCAACAAAAGATAGCGATGTAACGATAAGCACTACATCAGAGATGACTAGATTTACTAGTAATTCTATAAAGTTAGTGGTCGCTGGAACTGTAAGTGGCGGAGATATATTATTTACAAGAACTATTACATCTGCGGATATTTCTAGGTTTACACATGTAGAGTTTTGGATATGGGTAGAGGCTACAGTAATTGCCTCAGATTTAAAATTATTATTAAAAGATTCTAGTACCACTGTAGATACCATACCTCTACCTGCACTATCCGCTAGAACATGGACATACTGTAGATTAGCATTGACAAATCCTGAAGACGATACTGCAATCGTTGGAGTAGGACTAGAGTATGATGCTAACGCAAAAGCCAATACTATATTAATGAACAAACTAATAGCTGATCGTGAAGACTATGGGAGGTGGTCTGCTCTTAACCAAGACTCATGGTATCTACGTAGGGAAGAGAGACAGCTTGTACTGTTTGAAGATGCACTATCTTCGGTAAACGGAAAACTTATAAGGTTTGAGGGATATAAAAAACCATCTCTGTTATCTTCAGACTCTTCTACGTCAGAGATAAACGCAGACCTTATTTCATCTAGAGCAACCGCAAGAGCGCTTATGTCTCTATCCAGAGGTAACGTAACAGACCCTGACGACAGAAGGCAGAACGCCTCATGGTGGGAAGCAATGGCGTCTAGAAGTGAACTATCTCAACCGATACTTAGACAGGGTACGAGGCTTGTAGACTAATGGCAGTTGTAGTAGACAGTAATGAAATTTTACTAAACAGTGTATACTATAAAACCATTGGCCCCCCAAGACGGGCGCTTGTGTCTATACAGGCCCCTAGATTTACTATAGGTGACACTCAACGTGGGGCTGACCCTCGTGCGTCTATACTTACACAGAACGATTTTCGTGGAGGAATAGGTTGGAACAGAGGACTTGATGCAGGCTCTATCGACAGGTGTTGGTTTTCAAATTGCCAGCTTAGGTTCAAGGAGCATGTGGTATTAGGAAGAAAAACTAATGCAACCGCCACAACCGACGCTTCAGGTGACGCTATAGGTGGGATAGTGAACGCTATAACTATTTTTGGAAATGAAGTTTACGCAGTCTTTGGTAATGATATACATAAATATAATGACGCTGGAGATTTCTGGAGTGAGAGGATAGATGTTCTTGATGGGACTCCTACCGACAGTATAGTGTTCAGAAACTCTACAGATACCTACCTTATATGGGCATGTGATGCTGAAGGGTATGCACATACTGTGGACGGAAGTACTATTACAGACAGAACAGAGTCGGCTTCTGCCAACAATATAGTAAAGTATTTTACTGTTTTTCATGGCGCTCTTTGGGGTATAGATTCCAATGGGGTTCTAAAAACGTGGGCTTCAGGTGTTACTGCGGCACCTACCCATAAGGCTCAACTTCCCTTACCGGACAATTATGTAACAGCCTTGATGGTATATCGAGATGCAGCAGGTAATCCCGCCATTTATGCTGCAACTAAAGTGGGGCTCTTTGTATACGACGACACCAATAATCGTTGGGAAATGACTGAACTACAACTTCCCTTCCATGAGGAAGCTGGAGCAGGTGCAATCGTATGGAGAGACGCCCTATATTTTCCTGCGGGTAACGCAATATATAAATATCAGACAGGTTCCAATACTGCGGTTCTAAGTCTGATTGGTTTCGACAGAGATCACGGACTACCAAGTACGTATTCAGGTGCAATAAAAAAACTGATAGGTACACATAACGACATACTGGCAATTACAGATGCAGCTTCAGGTGAAGACCCCGAGTATACTTTGTTTGCAACAGGTAGACAGGAAGGGGGATTTGGTGGAGGTTCTACAGTAATTAGCGGTGCAGGACAATCTACTATACTGGGATATAACGATATTGCATGGGAAGTAAAATGGTCTGCTGGTGACAGTGCAGGTACAGGTGAGATAGCGGTAGGTACATCCTACTCTGATTATCGTCTGTGGTGGGGAGTTGGTTCCACTGTGTACTATATGAAACTTGCTTCGGACATTATCAACCCTTCACAAATTGCTGGGTTTGAGTACACAAGTTCAGGAACTATGGAGACCCCATGGTTTGACGGAGATGATGCGACAGGTGATAAATTAGGACTTACCTTCAGGGCCGTAACAAGTGACTGTACTTCTAACCAAACTATTCAGGTAGAATATGCTACGAATTTTTCTGAATCGTATACCAGTATGGGTACTATAACAAGTAACGGAACTACTACATATAACTTCGGGTCTAGTGCTGGGGTAGCATTTAACTCTATAAAATTTAAGTTTACTTTGAGTACAAATAGTTCCACTGCAAGTCCTGACCTGAACCTTATCGAACTAAGGTGGCGTGAAAAGCTACCCGTCAAGTATGGTTGGACTGTCAATATAGACGCACAAAGAGGATACAAGGGCAAAAGCCCTAAGCAATTATTCGACGCCCTTAATACGGCAATAGAATCTAATACGCTTCTAGCGTTTACATACAGGAATAACGATACTAGTAGAACGTATTATGTTGATGCAGTCTCGGCTACAGGATTTGATATGACGGGCCTTGACGAACGAAACCAGTTACAACTACAGTTAGTGGAGCAATAATGACAACACAACAGATGGATAGATCGCAGTTACCTGTATGGTGGACTGGCTCTGTACCCGAATACATATGTTTTGCTACACTTATAAGACTAGGTAAAAAGCCTGATATAGATTTTACATACCAAAACCAGATGGCTGGCGGGAGATTACAGAAGGGTGGACGAGTAATCGACTTCCTCTTTTTAAATCCTCCAGACTTAGCGATAAACGTTCAAGGACAGTTTTATCATTACGAAAAAGGAGCGGCCGTGAGACAATCAGACGTACTGACTAGAGAGTTTCTGGCAACAGAAGGTATAAAACTAATCTTCATTGACGAAGATGACCTTATGACAAGTCCGGAAGCCGTCGTACGGGACGCTCTAAGATACATAGACAGATCAAGACTAGGAGGTCGAGCCTAATGCCTAACACATTAAAACTAGCAGGTCACGTATTTGATAATACAGGAGCGGCCGTAGCTGCAACAGTTCAGAGATACGAGGTTGGAACTACTACAACCTTTGGAAGCTCAACTACAGCAAGCGGAAGTACAGGTAAGTGGGCATTTACTGACGGCCAAAATGGTTACGATGTAAAGATAACCTATGGTACAAACGTCAGGTGGCTCAAGGGGTTAGACGAATTACAGGTTAGTGAACTTGCAATTATACAATCTACCGAAGGAGCGGCGGCAAACTTTTATATAGCCGCAGATCAGGCAGATGATGACGGAGATTCATGGAGAATTCAAGCGTCAGATGTGGCGTCAGGAGCAAATGGTACTCTTGCTATAGCTAACAACGAGAACGCTACCAACACCTTTGTCGATCAACTTACACTTACTGCTCATGCTACCCCAGCGAGTACAGTACTTACACTTACAGGACAATTAGTTGCAACGTCATTGGATATCAATGGTGCGGCTGATATCTCTGGGGACTTAACCTTATCCGCAGGAGGAGATGGTGCATTAGTGTTTGCTACAGCAGGCGAAAACTCTATTAAAATTCCCGATAATCAAGGTAGTGCTTTAATTATTGAAGAGGCTAACAACGCCTATATGACATTTGTTACTACAGACAGTTCGGAGGCTGTTAGTATAGCTAAGACCCTAACACTGAGTACAGTTGCAGCCGCAGGTACAGATACCGATAAGTTCTTGGTATTAGATAGTTCAGGTAATGTAGATTATAGGACAGGCACAGAGGTATTATCAGATATTGGAGCTGGTACAGGTTCAGGTGACATGACTTCATTCCAATTAGAAGATGATGATGGTACTGAAGTAACAATATCCAACGCTAAAGAAGTAAAGTTTATTGGTTCAGGTATAACAACCAACTGGACTGATACAGACAATGGTACTGATGCCGACCCTTATGATCTGACATTTACTGTAGACGCGGCACAGACAGGCATAACAAGCATAATACCTACCGCTACCGCTCATGATGCCGCAGGTACAGCAGTAACTATATCAGGAGGAGATACTACGGCAGGTACAACTAATAACATAGCTGGGGGAGCTCTTACATTACAAGGTGGTCAGGGAAAAGGTTCAGGTGCTGGTGGTGATATTATATTTCAAACTGCAAATGCTGGAGGTTCAGGAAGTTCACTAAACGCATTGGCAACAGCTTTAACTATAAGTGACGATTTAAGTTCTACATTTGCTGATAATGTTTTATTAAA